CTCTACAGGAGGATAAGTGACAGCAAAGTACTCAGAAGAAGAACAAAAGCATAGAGATGAACTGATAGCAGACATACAAGAAGCACTGAAAACTCTAACGGAAGACGAGTGAAAGATTCCAATTGGGACTTAGACCTTAGAGCAGGTTTAACAGGGGAGAGTAAGGTCGCAGACTTACTTTCTCTTGATACCGTCGAAGTCAAAACAGATAGACGTTGGAGAGAGACAGGCAATGTATACATAGAAACCCAATGCTATTACATGAAAACTAATTCATGGGAAGCATCGGGTATGGCAATTAGCAAGGCTACTCATTGGGCATTCGTGCTTGAAGATAGCGTAGTAATCGTTCCACTATTTAGATTGAAAGAGGCAGTGTATGAATTGGGTCGAAGCATTACTTGCAATATACCACCAAATCCTTCTAGGGGTTATCTCATTAATGTTGGGTCTCTTATAGAGCACATCAGAACAGCGAAGGAGAAGGAAATCGCTGCTCATGATGCGTATGAGAATTACTCAGACCCTATGGAATGGGAAGACCCAACTTAATGGATAAAGAATTAATGTTCGGCATCTTGTGTTTTGGTGCTATCCTGTTCAACCTCTTGATTGTTTTCCCGATTATTATCAGGCTCATCCTTGTCTGAGAATGGACGGAATCCACCAAGTCTAGTAATGAGTTTCTTGATAGCACGATTGTGGCGCATACGCGCTGCATCATCGCTAGAAAGTTCTAACTCTTTAGCAATAGAACCATAGTCCAGGGAGTCTACGTACTTGTAATACAAGATGGACTTATCCTCTGTATTAAGTTTATCGTAGGCTGCACGAACTTCGACCATCATCGCCATCATGTTACCACCCTCTGCTGGCGCTGGTGGTCGTCCTGGCATTCCAAGGTTTAACTTAGGCGCATCACCAATATCACCACGAATAACAGCAGGCAATAAAGCCTCAACCATTACAGGTTCATAGTAGAATAAATCAGATGACTCATAGCCGATAGACTTAGCCTTCCATAGTTGGCAATAATCTAGTGCTTGGTTGCGTAATGAACGATACAATAAGTTCTTAGCATCTTTCTCGCCAAGTGCTTCCCACTCAGTAAGTTTTCTAGGATGAGATACGAACCACTCGTAGAGTGATTGCTTGATGTCCTCTAACTCAACCATGTTGTACTTTTTATGGTACTCAGATGCTACATTGATTACTATATAGTCCCAAGGTTCAATACGCGACCAATTCACTAGTGCTACCACTTCCATGTCTTTCCTTCTACCGTGAAGGACCTATTCACGATAGGGACTAGTTGTGGTACTACTGTGTTACCATCTACATGCAAGATACCGAAGCCTTGTTGCCATGTAAATAATCCTGCTTTAATATATTTTGCATTACGATAATCCATGAGGTTGCCGAGTTCCATACCCCAAATAGTCTTAGGCTTACCACCACGATACGTTTGAGTATGATGTGTTAAACCCATTCTGTGCGTGTGACCACACACTACGGACATACCTGAACGCTTCGCTAAGCCAAGTGCTGTGGCTCCTGCGGTAGGTTGTACGTTGCCTTCATCGCCGTGCATAAGCAACCAACCAGGCGCTAGTTCATAAGGGTCGACGTGATATTTGATATCCAATTCATCGAGTCCTAAGAAGTTTTCTAATTGCAATTCAGGTAGACCAAGTAATCCTGGCGCTCTCATTGCAACTGTGTTAAACAATCTATCAGTATGATTACTACGAACCATATGTTCGATAGTTAAGTCATATAGAACTTGACGAGTGAGGTCTCTATCGCGACCAATGGAACGCTCATACTCTAGTTCTGTACCCTTACTCCATTTCGAGATAGTCTGCATATCCATTTCATCACCACAAGATACGACAGTATCAGGTTGGTATGCCTTGATGAACTTTGCTACAGCCTTCGTTGCTTCCACATCGTGGTACGGTACCTGTAAATCTGATATGCAAACTATAGTTTTCATGTCTTTTTAACCGCTTTCTTTGCAGTTTTCTTGACAGTCTTTTTGACTGCACGACGCTTGTTTTCTTTGGCAACGTTTGCCGAATGACTCATAGTTTGTAGGTTACTTCTGCCGTCTTTACCAGCACGACCACCATTATCTTTATGGTCAACATCTGTATTGCGGGGTAAAGTCTTCCCCGTTGACTTCTCGTAATCAACGCGAGCCTTGTTGCTAGACGTAGTGACCGTAGTGCCGTCCTTCTTTTTACGTTTGAAAACATAGATTGGTCGTCCACCATTTTGCTTACTCCCTTTGTAAGGTCCGAAGATTTTCATTTGTTATCCCATTGCCCTCTCAGTACTAGCAATCCGATGACTGCGTAGTTTGCCATATCCTTGAATGTATCTTCTAAACTCTCATGCTGTGGGTCTGCACCACTATCAACTAGATTGTTTAGTCGTGCTAACTTGTCGTGCATACGTACACGTAGACCATTAAGAGGTCCGCCAGGACTCTCACTAATGTTCTTAGGTCCGTAGTCTACGTGCTTACTTAATAGTAAGTCTTGCAGTTCCCAAAATGTTTCCTCTACTGATTCCCTGAACTCAATATGGGAATTTTGAGCGTTAAAGTCAGGATGCCTGACGTCAAATCCGAGTTGCTTACTGCGAACCCTTGATTCATCAGATGCTCTATTATCATACATACTTCATCACTCTCCACTTTCGTCATTGTTAGGCTTCTTATCTAATAGTTCTGCTAATTCCTCATCGAGTTCTGACATTTGCTCACGTATAATCAGGTCTTCGATATAGCCCTTCATCTGAGTCGTGTCGTACTGTGCTGCATAAAGCATCCCAAACGTATCCTGAGTAATCTGTTCAATCTTCTCAGGTATTCCTGCGTAATTATATAAAGTACGAAGTAGTGAACCAATCATAAGCGTATAACCGCTAGGTAACTTAAGTTCTACATCGAAAGGCTTTTCGCCATCTTCTACTAGGTGGTCAGTAGCATCAAAGATGTTCTCAAATGGCTCACCGCATTCAGGACAATCAGGAATCTCATTCATCTTCTAGACCTAGCCCCATCTTCGCTCGAATATACTCGGCTCCGTATTTGACATACGAAGAATTGACATCTTCTCCGTCCCCCATTGAAACGACAGTAACTGGCAGTTCTCGGGCAAGACTAGTGGCGAATTCTTTTCCTGGTTGGTCTCCGTCAGCAAAGACGAATACTCTTTCAAAGTCTGCCAAGAGTCTTGTGTAATGCTTTTTCCATGAGTTCGCACCTGGAACTCCAATGCAAGGAATGCCAACACACTTACTAAGAGTAATTGTATCCAATTCACCTTCGCATACTCCAATCCAGTCGCCTGCACGTTCAATATCTGTTACGTTGTACATCTTTGTTTCTGCGCCAGTCATTCCCATGTACTTCGGTTCAACCGCTGGATTAAGCGACCTAAAACGTAAATCAACAACACCAGTTTTAGTAATGTAAGGAATCGAGAGACGACCTTGGAACGCTTCATGTCCTACCTCAGGCTCCGAGACTACGCCGTATCGTGCTGCCCGAGCCACTTCTCGACTGATGCCCCGACTTGCTAGGTAATCTTCCGCCAGATGTATATTCTCCGCGTACTTTGTCGTTGCTCTGCCCAGTAATTCCTTCTGCAATTGACTTTGCTTCACGTATGTCGCACCTTTCTTGCTTAGCAATAATTTGTATACTGTTGCCTTGCATACCGCACGCGAAGCAATTAAAAATATTATTTCTTGTATTGAAACTCGCACTTGCGTGGGAGTCGTTATGGAACGGACACTTTACATTTACCTGACCACTTGCACGTGTAATGTTGGCACCGTAGTGCTTTAATACAGATACAATGTCGGGTAAATCATCTACCAAAGACATCGCCTAGCCTTAGGACAAGGTACGAGTCGGATATAGATTTGCCTCTTGCTTTGATAAGGACTGCTGGAAGTATTGCTCCGCTGTCAAGTCCTCTCGCTTCCGCATAATGCGTTGCTTCAAGTTGCGCTTCTTTAGTCCACCCACTAAGGTCAACTTTGTTGCCCGCGCCTGGGGCTTTGCACTCGATAACTCCAATGCTACCAAGGAAGTCCGAACGGACAACAACGTCTCCCTCATCTTTTGCACCTGTTCTTGCAAGTCGTTCAGAATCGTATCCATTTGCTCTAAACCAGTCTTTGATGTCTGTTTCAAAAGTTGCTCCTCTTGCCTTATGAGATTTTCTAGTTGTCATAGTTTGCGTATCCAAATTTGGTATTCTTTAGTGAGTAATTCATACTCTCCATTGTGCTTATCCAAAAAGTCGTCAATGGCTGGCTTAGGAGTTAAGTGCTCGGTTACGTCCTTGCCCCACCCATAGTCATCGAATGCTATGATTCCTTGTGGCTTAAGAAGTAACCAAGCGCTATCAGCATCTCTAGTTACTTGCTCTGCTACATGGTCTCCATCAATGTAAATAAAGTCCCAATCGTTTTTATTATTCTGAAAGAAGTTATCACTACTATTTCTTACAGAACGAACATTAGGGTAAGGCTTCATGCGTTCCTTGTAATGCTCGTAAACCTTTTCAAAATCAATACGACTATGCTCAGATTCATTAGAACCAGCCCAAGTATCAACATCAAGTAGGTATGATGTCTCATCAGTCAATACATTTTCCAATAGCCACACACTAGCATCTCCAGTGTAAGCACCAACTTGAAGAAATGCTAAGTTAGGTTTACCTTGTAGATGAAGCAAGTTGGCTTCAAAGTTGTATCTCTGACCATCGAACCAGTTGGGATATTCCATTAGACGTTCTCAGGAATATCATCAACGTACATGTACTCAGGATTAAATGCTAGCCATGTCATGAGCGTACCGTTTTGGTCGGCTCTTCCATAGCGATTCTTGACTGATGCAACGCCCATCGATGTGCCAACCGTACCGAGTGTACATATGAGCGCAGGGAGTTGAGAGACCTTACCTTGGATAGCGGAACGCGGTTGGCAAGGATTGCCAGGAACTGCTTCCGAAGTGTGATGTAGAACCACAATTGCAGCGTTAGTCGCTCTCGCAAGATACTTCAACTCCTTCATAATTGCTCGCATTGATGCGAATTCTTCGCCACCGTCTGTGGCTACGTCCATTAAGTTATCAAGTACAATCATTGATGGGGAGCATCCCCAAAGTTCTTCAAATGCTTGTACTTCTTCTACGATATCTTCCAATGTAGGCGCTGACTCGAAAGACCATACAATGTGACTTCCTTTTTGGAGGATTGCCTTCGTCCATCCAACATCAGTATTAAGTTTCTGTTCAACATCTCCCTGACTTTTCCCAGAAATCATTGAGGCTAAACGCATAGCCATTGTGTGTGCATTGGTATCTGCTGAGATATACAATGTTGGCACATTGGTTTTGAGTGCAAGTGCTAGGGCTAGAGTAGATTTTCCTGCCCCTGGAGCACCAGCAAACATTGAAACTTCTGAACGTCTGATGATAATCTTATTCGCTTCAAACGCCTTAAAACAACTAGGCAGAGGTTCCCCACCAATGCTTGCTCGTCCCACTGACCGTACTAGAGTACGCACTGGTCCTCCTTCTAGTTAGTTAAAATGGAAATAGTTCTTGTGTTAGTTGACTGGCTTGCATTGGTCCGCGCCCTGAGGCATCGGACAGACCCACATCGCGTATGGGTTTCCCGTCTTGCTGGAGATTCCCGACTTGTACTTGCGAGGTCCGTGCTGACATGTTGGCCCACCCTGGGTCACTGGCGCCGTACTTGATGGAGCCTGCGCCTGGGGCGGAGTTGAGGATTGCGGAGGCGGAGTGCTTATAGTGGAACCTGTAGTCGATAAAGGGGCCACCGTGCCTGCCTGACTGAGCACACGTTGAGTCGCGTGAATCTGTGTAGCGTAGTCTCCGATGCCTTCCAACAGAACGCTTAATTCATCTGCGCTATTAGCACGAACGTTGATTAAGTCTCCTGTTGCCAACTTGTAGTTGACTTGTAGTTTCCAATCTTCTGCCATTAGTTTGCTTCCTGTTCTGCTGGTAGACCGAATAGAACACGTGCTTCTTTGCCTGTGATGACGCCGAGTTGCACGGCACCTAGCACTTCGTTAGCGGTAAGCGTTATAGTCATTACTTTTCCTTCTTAGTAGAGAACTGGCAGTGAGCGGTTAGACCGCACATGTACTGACAGTTGTTTGTGTTGGGCAAGAATACCTGAGCCTTACGTGCTATGTCAAATTGTTTAATGAGATATTCCATTTTGTCATAGGTATACTCAGATAGGTCTACCATTTCAGACGTGGAGTTGCCACGTGACATGTAGTAGTTACCCCACTTGACTTCTATCCCGAAGGTCTGCTCTAGCCCGAGTTTATAGAAGCCAAGTTGGAGACTACTAGACGGAGTTTTCTGTGACGTTTTAAGGTCGCAGATAACCAATTGCCCATCGACCTCAAATACACGGTCGATAATCATCTTGACTGGGACACCAGCAACGACTGGTGTGAGTGCAAGTTCTATTGCATGGTTGCCATCTGGTGCCTTCCAGATTTTCCAATTGCTATTGAGTTGTCGCCAAGCGATATAACCCTCAACCCACTTGGGTCCTTGGGTTTGCCAGAATGTGACATCCTCTTTGTTAGGTCTAGCCTTGGTTGCCGTGCCACCGACACGTGCGTTGGTTAGGTCGATGTCACCTTTAGACTCATCCCATGCTATGTTCCATAGGTCTTGAACATCGTATAGTTTTTGATTAGTCATCTAGTGTCACCTTATCGTAGTTTTCGCAGGCAAGGTGAAACGCGGAGCCACCGACAGACCATACTGACGGTTCCTCCTGCTTGTTAAGCAGACGCCCTAGGTAGTATTGATAACCACAGGTTAAGTAGGTTGTGAACGCTGAGTATGATATATGCTCAGGTAGTGTATATTCTTCTAGTTTGATTGACATGCTGAAAGCATATATCTACAGTTGGGTATCTGTCAAATACTTATAACTATTTGACTATATTAAAATACTATGAGTATACTTAATCTTGTAAGAGATTATATAAGAGGCTTTCAGCCTCTATATGATGTAATAATATATATTATAATATCTAAGGAGTACTATGTCAAATACATTCTGGGCTGTTTTCTTTGGTGCATCACTGGGTCTATTCTCTGTTAACATCATTACTGCTGCTATAGATGACTTCCGTCGAACGAAGAGAAATAAACAACTCCGACTACTGCTAGACCAACTGGAAGATGCAGAGTTTGAGGACGACGAATAGCCTTTAGAAACGACAAAAGACCCCCTCGCCCTAGGTTAGACCTAAGGTAAGGGGGTTTCTTGTCTCTACGGGGCTTCTAGGCCCCTAAAATGGGGTTATTCTGACCCTACTCCGTATTCTTTTTCGTTCTTATCTGCCCATTTAGCCAATGGAGCGGCTAGAGCGCCAATTAGAACTGCGTACTCTGGACGTAGGTCTGTCAATAGGGCAATACCCATAGTGATTCCTGCGGCCAGTAGAGCGCGGAGATAGGACTTTACTGCTGCGATGTCCTTCTTGGTGAGGTTGAATGGGTTTTTCATTTTGCTTCTTTCTTTGGTAGGGGTTTAACCTTAGCCTTTACTGTATTGACTAGAGTTGCTTTACCTAACCAAGGGAACCAAGGGGAAGTATCATTCCCACAGGTATCCTTGATTGAAATATGGATGTGCTTGTTATGTGGATTGGAGCCAGTATATTCTCTGTCACCCTTTTCAGATGACCAGATTTTACCTTTGAAGATTAAATACTTTACACGCCTATCAGACTTGAGATGCTCATAGACTTCGTGGCAGTTAATCCCACCTAGTGTATCGTGGGTTAGGTCTACCGCAAAACCAGAGTTGTGGTCTGAGGTTGGGCTTTGCTTAATGTGTGCTTTAGATGGGAGCAGACCATCGGAGGCTTTCGTCCTCATCGGTCTCAATGCTGTTGCCTGTCGGAGAACAGACTTGGCAGCAGGTGTCGCAGTCTTGGCAATAATCATTGTCGCTCATTTCTTTTGTATCATAATCTGATAGAGAATCTCTACTTTTTCCTCTAACCGAATGACGGAATCTTTTAGGCTTGAGCCAGAATTAGGTTTCAACTCGTATAAGTAATGCTTAACAAGCCATCTTACTGAACCAGCAAATGCTGTGACGATGGCGATGATGGCAACAGCGAGTGAAGCCCAATTGGCGAATGACATTATACGGTCCTTACGGTAATTTCAATTGTTCCACCAAAACCATCAAAGGTCTTATCTGGTGGAGTTGAACGGCTGAATGTAACTTGCTCTATCACTACCTGACGAGATTCGCCAGTAGTCAGGTCCTGCCATGTAACGACATCGCCATTTTCTTCTAAACGCTCAAGTTCTAGTAGACGTTCAAGCGCTCTTCCTGTGTAACCAATAACCGCATTGTAGCGGTCTGTTTCTACGTCAAAACAGAATACTGGGAAACGCATAACACGTTGACGTGGTGTTGCAATTGTAGCCTTAGCCTGATAACCCTTGAAGATTGGACCTTTAGCATCATCAGAACTATGGCGATTAAATAAGAACTTGTAAGATACATATTCCTGGGCTGTGTCTGGCTTACTTGTTGTTACTTCAACAGGGCTAACGCCAGCCTCATAGGTGATATGGTCATACTCTACGCCGTCTTTGTCCACTGTCTCTAATGACAGGGAACCGTATGTAAAGTCTCCACGACCAAGTAGTTTCTTGAAGTTCTTAGGCTCAAGAGTTCCATAGCGAATGGCACCTGTTGTGAGGTATCCACTTGATATTAGTTGGGTTGCTGACTCAATATAGATAGCGCCAGGGGATTGGACACGTGCAGTAGCGCTTGACACAGCAGTAGATGCCACATCAGCACCAGCAAGTGCATAGGTAAATGTTGTTGTGCTCGGGACTGATGCAACCGTAAAGGTTCCTGTTGTGCTATTAAACACAGAGCCAGATACTGTATCAACGCCTTCAACCCAGATAATATTGCCCACCGCTAAGCCGTGTGCTGTAGATGTTGTAAGGGTTACTACGCCAGATGTCTTTGCCTTATTGACTACTAATGTACCCTTGGTTAGACCCTGTGATGTAAAGGCTAACTGTTCTGTACCATCAATGAATGCACAGGCCGTTGTGTGGCGACCTGTTACTCCTGGATAATAAATATCATTTGCGTAAGCAAAGCGAAGTGGTTCTAGTTCATTGCTGAGGTCGATACGAACAACTCCTGGCTCACCAGCCACAGACGTTGCACACCATACGAAGTGGTCACGTGCAGCAAAATCGTAGCAAGGTTGAGTGGTTTCCACAATAAGTGGACCATACTTGAGGGAGCCGTCTTGGTCTGATACCTCAGCCACACGGACACCCTTGTTAGTTCCAATCATCATAAGTCCAAGATAGTGATAAATCTTGTGGACAATTTCACCAACAGGTAGTTCTGCTGCCACAACGGCTGCTGAAAGTGTTGGCATTAGTCCATTGCTACCTAATGTAAACTTCTGGATTGTTGATTGAATCCCATTGAATCCAGCAATATAGATTGCAGGACCAGATGCTGTGATAGATGTATATACATAGTTGGCAGATGGGTGTGTGTATACTGCTGTAGGCATGGCACTTGCTGAACTAGCAAACTCATAGACTTTATTGTCTGCGCACATTACGATACGTTCTTTAACGTATTCCATAATAGCATTAGAGATTGGGCCAATCTCATCAAACATTGGTGTTCCTGATGTGGTATAATCTAAAGTAAGAGCCTTCTTGTATACTGTCTTTTTAGTGGTAGTATTTGTAATCCAGTATGCCGTAGTTCCGTCATCGCAGATACCATAGACTGGTGCGTCGGTTCCAGCATTGTAGTTAATGAAGTGTGTTTCTGCACCAGTAGCATCAATCTTATCTACGTCATACTCATCGTGAACTAGCACACCTTTAGTTCCGTTCCATTCAATAGAACGTACTTCTTGGAATCTACGACCAGTAGAGCGTAGTGCTCCAGTAGTGATATGTCCAGCGGAGCAGGACTTAAGTAAGTTAACTTCTCCCTTAGTCCACACATTTACACCTTTTGAGTCCCTGAAACGATAATGACCATTGTCATCAGTAGTTGCAGGGTCAAAGAAGTTAATGCCTGTACCAGAGTGGAATGACATCTGTGAACGAATCCACCAACCAGTTAGAGATTGCTCTCCTGGTTCTGTGCCATTGTCAAACTGGTCCTTCTTGTAAGGAGCGGTCTGACGTAGGTATGGTCGTGCATCATTGATAGCATATAGGAATGGCAAGCCACCAACTGCTACATCATATGCCTCTGATGTATTCTGCCAAATAGAAGATGTTGCAACAATGCCAACATCGACAGCAATAGAACGTGCGTTGCCAAGTGCATCTCCACGACCTTCGGTAATATCACGACCAGCCACGTTACTCCTTAATTAAATACGCTTGCTTCTACAAAATCTACTTCTGCTAGTGCATCGTAGTTGTGTTCTTTAGTGCAGTTACCGCAGTCTTTACACATTAGCCGAGCAGTAGTTTTGCTTCGTCAGCAGTAATGCCTAGTCTTGCTAGTAGTGCTTCCTTCTCGGCAGCCTTGGCTGCTTCTGCTGCAGCAAGTTCTGCTGATGCTGCTTGGTCTGCTTGGTATTGCGTAAATTCCGCGTCATTCATTTCGCGGTCAATTACTTCATTAGTTTCAATGTCGTGAATTCTTACTGTTGGACGAGTTGATGTTTTAGCCATATTAGTTCACTCCATAAAGTAGGACTGTGCCGCTGCTGAAAGTTCCTGCCGCTGCTATAAATGTTAAAGAACTTATTGCTGTTGTTAAATTTGTAAAACCTATATTCATTTCATAACTTAAACTAGTTGATGACGTTGCATCTGTTGCCATTAAGGTGCTTTCAGCAAATTTCCAAGTTGTAGAATTACTATAAGAAGGAATTGTAATTGCTTGAAGATATTTATTGCTAGTTGGACTTTGATTTGTATAATTTGAGCCCAATCCAATAGATGAGGAACTAAAAGCAGTTCCGCTGCCGCCCCAAGAAGTACCAGCAACTGTTAAATAATTTGCGCTAGTAATACCATTAAAACGCATCTGAATATAATAGCCAGATGAAGTTATAGTTGCATTTTGAATAATTATGTATAAATTTTTGTAACTTTGGTTAATACTTGAAATTGTAACGCTTGAACCTGTTAGCGTGGTAGTGCTAAGCAAAGTCATTGAGCCTGATACAGGTGTAGCCCACTTTAATCCAGTAGCAGTAGATGAGTCAGCAGTAAGTACTTGGTCATTACTACCTACAGCAAGACGAGCAACTGTATCTGCTGCAGTAGCAGCAATGATGTCACCTTTAGCATCTACAATGGTAGGTGCAATTGCAGATGAACCAGTAATTTTACTGTCAATCTGTGTCTGAACAGCAGAAGTTACGCCATCTAAGTAGCCTAACTCTGTTGCTGATACGGTAGTTAGGGCTGTACCTGCGTTTGCTAGGTCACGGGCTTTACTCATTAGTTATCCTTTTCTTGTGATTTAAAAATATATTTAACTGGGTTATGAATTACTATCATATAGAAATGCGTAATGTGTCATTATGCCCAACTCACATTTCCACTACCTGCTGTAATTGAAGTAACTTTAAATCCACCAGAAGGTGCTGCTGTAGTTCCAGTTAAACCTGCACCAATAGTGATTGTACGTGTATCGGGATATTTAATAATTACAATACCTGAACCGCCATTACCACCACTTCGGGCTTGACCACCTCCGCCACCGCCACCACCAGTATTTGCTGTTCCAGCAATGCCATTGTTTACGCCACCGCTACCTGCTCCACCGCCACCTGAACCAGCAAGACCGCCAGTGCCAGTGAATGAACCACCACCACCACCACCTGCATAAGTGACTGATGTGCCAGTTATAGAACTTGCAGTTCCACTTCCACCTGCTCCAGCACGGGTACTGCTATTTCCACCAACGGATGAAGCACCTCCGCCACCTCCGCCGTAGTAATCGGGTGCACCGCCACCTGTACCACCATTGTTTCCTTGTGAGGGAGAAGTTGCTGGTGTATTACCACTACCTATAGATGTACCACCACAGGCACCTCCGCCAGAACCACCAGGGAGTCCAGCCGATGTGTCTCTTGTGTTATATCCTGCTCCGCCACCACCACCGCCACCAGTTGAAGTTATTGTAGAGAAAACAGAGTTGGTCCCACTTTCGCCTTCAAGAGAATCACCACCAGCATCTATTCTTCCCACTCCGCCAGTACCAACAGTTACTGTATATGAAGTACTTGGACTTACACCAAAACCAGAACCAGTTCTAAAACCACCAGCACCGCCTCCACCGCCGTAACGACCAGCGCCGCCTCCACCACCAGCAACTACTAAGTATTCAACATTAAATAAAGGACGATTTCCTGCAAGTAGTGATTGAGACCCTTTACTATCTTTAATGGATGATTTAGTAAATCTCTTAATTGCCATTGAGTGTTATCCTTTTAGATTAGTTGTTAAATTATTATCCAAGAAGTAGTTTTGCTTCGTCAGCAGTAATGCCAAGACGAGCAAGTAATGCTTCCTTCTCGGCAGCCTTGGCTGCTTCTACTGCAGCCTGTGTCGCTTGTGCTGCTTGGTCTGCTTCGTATGCAGCAAATTCCTCGTCATTCATTTCACGAATCTCTTGCTCATTTGTTTCCATGTTATGAATAAGGATAGTTGGTCTTGTTTCTTTAGACATTATTTGATTCCCCATATTCTCATTGTTCCACCAGTAAAACTATATGGACCGTTATTACGAATTTTGATACTGGTAATTGCTGCCGTTGCCATATAAACTCCTGCGCCTTGCATGGCATAAACTGTTGTGTAATAAGAACCACCTGACCAGTTAAAACTCTTGTAAGCCGCTGTAGATGAATAACCGTTAATCGTCATGCCGTAATAATTGCCTGTGTTATTTGTAATATTGCCGCCTGATAAAGTAACGGCATTTGTTTGAACAAGTCCGACTGTTGTATTTGATATCCAGTTTGCACTGCTACCAAAAATATCTGAGTTTATGTCTATGTAAATTTGAGCGTTACCAGTGCCCCAAGTCATATTATAAACTTCAACAAATAAATCTCTATAAGTCTGGTTGATTGAAGTAACTTCAATATTTGCAGAACCCGACATTGTTGTAGTGCTAAGTAAAGTCATTTCACTACTAGGAACAGCAATAGTGTAATCAATATTTGCAAAGGAATTAACTGCCATTATGCTTCATCTCCGTATGCGTGGAAGGAAAGTGTTGCTGATGAGGCATATACAGTTACAACGTCTGTTGTTGCTAGCGTAATGCCTAGTGTAAGGGCAGTACTATCAGATGCACCAACAGTAACATCGTAGGCGATATAGTGTACTGCTGCCAGCGTTGCGCCTGCAGGACGTACCGCAACGCGATATGTAGCAGCCGTTGCTGCTTGATTGCAGACTACAAGTGTTGATATAACTGCACTTTTTGCAGATGGAACCGTGTAAAGCGTTGTTGCTGTTGTTGCGGATGGGTTTACTTGCCCAAGTACCTTCTTTGCCATTTGTATTTCTCCTTAGTTTCTTAGGCGCCCATCATCATAAAGATGTCGGCTGTTGGGTCGGTTGTTACGGTTGCCCAGGATGCTGAGGTTCCGTCTGTTGTTAGATACTTTCCTGCATTGCTTGTCTGAGATGGTAAAGCATCTACTGTTGCCCATTGAAGACCAGTGCTAGTTCCTGAGTTAGCCTGCAGGTATTGTCCGTTAGAACCAATTGCTAGTCTACCAATCGTATCAGCAGATACACCTGCAATTAAATCACCCTTAGCATCAATAACCGTAGGGCTAATTACATTTACTAGGTCAAAGGCTGTAAAGGTAATAATCTCAAGAATGTCACCAGCAGTTAATGCTGCAAGAGATGAGATGCTTGTTCCATTAGTTGCTACATAATCTGTTGAGCGAACTAGAAGTACACCATTGAGATATACTTGTTCCTTTCCTACAATATAGGAAAGAGTTAATCCATTATCATCAGGACCTGACTCAGATGTTTCTCCACCTGATGCTGTGTAGCGGTAGCGATAGATGTCTGCAGTTGAAGAAATTGAACCCCAAGCAGAACCTGTCCAAGCGAACATAGTTGCAGATACTGAGTTCCAGTAAAGAGCACCAGTCATCAAAGCATTGCCATCATTATCTACAGATGGAGCAGATGACTTGGCACCTAAGTAGCGGTCATCAAAGTTGTCGTAAGTTGTTGCAGCAGCAGAAGCGCTTGCTGCAGCAGCAGTAGCAGAACCTGCCACAGTATCTACATACGCCTTTGTAGCGGCGTGTAAGTCTACTGTAGGAGCACCTGAAAGGGTAAGAGCACCAGTCATGGTAGAACCTGACTTGAGTACTACTGTAGATTCAAATGAACCACCAGCAGAGATTGCAGTAGCAATTTCGTTAAGAGTATTAAGTGTGCCAGGAGCACCATCTACAAGGGCATTTACCTGAGCATCAACGTATGCCTTAGTTGAGGCATCCTGTGCTGATGTTGGGTCAACTACATTTGTAATCTTCTGCGTGTTCATTGACAGTGAGCCAGTAGGTGCAGCCATCTGGTCTAAACGAGATGTGCGTACCTGTGTATCAAAGTCTGAGATAGTAGATGCAGCCTGTGTACCAGTATGGTTAGCACGGGCATATGGGTCAGTAACCATCTTGGCTGCAGTAATAGTTCCATCTGCAATGTCTGTGGCTACAATAGTTCCGTCAACCAAGTCAGCAGAAGTAATAGTTCCACCAAGGTTTAACTTAGTCTTAGCAATAGCAGCAGAGGCATTAACGTCAGCATCTACGATTGCACCATTGGCAATCATTGCAGATGTAACCGTTCCTGAATCAGCAGCAGTAATTGCTGTACCTGAAATCTTAGTCTTATCAATTGCTGCAGAAGCATTAATATCTGCGTTGACGATAGCGCCAGTACCAATAACAGTTGTTAGGCTTACATTGCCAGTACCATCAAAGGTAACTCCGCTTGCTTCTACATCTCCAGTAAGTTGGAATGTACGACCAGTAGCCAAGGCGGTTGCTGTAGCAGCATTACCTGTAGTAGAGCCAGAAGTTCCTGATACGTTACCAGTTACGTTACCTGTAAGGTTTCCTGTAAATGTACCAGCGATAGCACCTGTTCCAGTAATGGTTGGGCTAGTTAAAGTCTTATTAGTAAGAGTCTTTGTATTTGTAGTTGTAATGACATCTGCGATAGTTAGACCATGAGCAGTTGTAGTATTCTCAATATGTGTATTGGCTTCACGATAGTCGCGACCAATAGCCATGTGACGAACTACCGCGCCAGCAGAGTGACTTACTGCGCTAGAGCCATCAATACCTCGAGCAATTGTTAAAGTATTGCCAGATGACCAGTTGGTGACATCTACAATTTCTTCAAGTGCTGTATCAGGGTCAATGACTATAGTAAATGTTTGACCGCTAGGAACTGTGGAAACAAGTAGGGATGCTGCAGAACCGACTGTCATTGTTAAATCTGCATCCGTAATAGGTGAAGATAATGTTGTTTGCTGTGAGCGAGATGAGTATTTTCTAGTTGTCATTGTCTACCTATCGACGGGAGTAGTGGACGCGAATTGGAAAGTTTGCTTGCTGTGACTTGGACTCTTCTAGCAAGCGTGCTTGATACAATGCATAGATTTGCTTTGTTGCTGCTTGAGATGAACCGTATGGTCGCTTGTTATCTATTTCGTCCGCTTGTGGGCTAACCATTCCAGCACGGGCTGGGTCTAATGCTGAGAGAAGACGATAGGTAGCACCAAGAATTGCAACATCACGTGTAGATGATGGTAGTCCTGTTTGGTCTGCATACTCTTGTGAGTTAGCAGTAAATACTTCTGGGTCTGTAGCGTAGATGACTTTAACCTTGCGACCAGATATGATAGGGTCACCAATGGTTACTGTTTGAGAATTTGCTCCGAAGGCTGTGGTATCTGCTACGGCATCCCAATCCCACTTACGAATTGGAATCCATTCCTTTGAAGAGCCAATGTCCTGCCATGATAGGCTAAGAATATTTTTAATGTTTAATCCAGTAAATGCGTAGGTATTAACTACAGCATTGTAGGTAAAGGTAGTTGACTTAACAGCCATGATGCTAGCACCAAAAGAGGAGATAGTGTCATTGATTGCACGCTTGATTGAGTGGCGTGGGAAGGTTGGACTGATGGTTACTTTCTTGTCAACAATGTGAGTTGATGCAGTTGTTCCCATATAGCCACGGCCATAAGGCGCAATAGTTGCAGTCTTACCTACGCGGTCAAAAGAATCAATCCATAGTAGTTCTTCCCCAATTTCAATGACACCCTTGCCGATTGACTCGGTAGATGCTAATGATAGAATTGTTGGGTCACTGCTTGGAGATGTCGTTGTAGTGACTGGAGATGTAAGGTGTGTGGTTCTATCTTGTTGTAATGTATAACCTGAAAGGTTAATCGTTACTTCATCAATCATCTGTTCTAATGTTGGTGTTGCCATTATGATGAAATTCCTCTCAGAGCGACTAGTGCTTCTTTTCCAGTTGTTCCTGCAAGAGTGTTAGCCACCTTGTTCAAACCCTGGTATAACTTCTTATCTGTGATTCCTGCTTTAACATTCAATGCACCGATAAGGGACAAACCTGTTGTGCCTGCCCATTTGTTTGCTGCACCTGCTTCGCCAAGAAATGCCGTTAGAGCGGGATAAGTCCCACCATTAGCAAGGCGATTTAACTCCGAGCACAACGTGCTGCCTGCTACTCCTACTGCCATTACTTCCTCTTATCTCCTACGAATGCATCGTAGTAGTTAACATCAAACGAAAATCGTTTCATGTGTGGTACTGTTGCTCCAGTATGTGCATACACTGGAATGTCTGATTTGTCACATAGAGCAAAGAAGTAAATATCTTCACCCATGAAATTCTTGCCATATCCAATATCTGAGAACAATGGAGCATTTGGGATTGTTTCTTTAATCTTGTCTATGACGCTTCTGTGCATCAAGACATATCCCATACCCGATGCACCAATTTTAATTAACTTATCCTTTGGCATCGGATGAATTCTTTTAACACCAACCGTCTTATCATTCTGAACGAAATCAAATAGAGTTGGCATTGGAGTCATAAGACTCTCTTCTGGTTGGTCTGTAGTAAAGTACACACCACTTACAATTGGTCGTTCCTTTATGTCCTTATTGTCCCATAAGAGTTTGAAGGTGTCAACACTGATAACTACATCAGAGTCAACCCATAGGAGCCAATCTGACTTACTGTTATCATACCAATGTGTAATAATTCTTTCACGCTGTCTTGCAATTTGATTGCCAGAACTGCGTAGGGTTGTTGCTATTTCTACTCCAGAATGGAGCATAACATCTGTAACACCCTGCATGAACTTGCCATCAACCATACCGTTATCGCACCAAGCGATAGTTAAAGTCTCTTTCATTGTCCCCACCTTAGTTAGTTACCACTTAACCTTATCTGCCCAATATGCAGCAGACATCTTACCTTTAGCAATATTCTTGGCATGACGGGCTTTGAATGAAGCCTGACGTGCAGTTGGTTGCCTGTCCCCAGTAACGCCTTGTTGTCCAAAGCGAATGGTCTTAACTTGGCTACCTTCTTTAGCCACAACAACGTGTGACTTAGTAGGATGCGAAGGAGTGCGCTTGGGCTTGTTAAAGCCTTCCACGCCTGCCTTCTTCAATCTTGCATCTGCCATTTATTTCTTCTTACGTGAGGCAGCCAATGCTATAGCAATTGCCTGCTTGCGAGATTTAACTACAGGTGCTTTCTTAGGACCCTTTGGGTCAACTCCACCATGTAGTGTGCCACGTTTGAACTCGCCCATAATCTTGGCAATTTTAACATTGCCTTTCTTCTTGGCAGCCATTACTTCTTCTTGCCCATTTTCTTAGGCGCAGCCTTCTTCTTAGTACCGTATTCTTTCAGGCGCATAGCAGGAGACTCTTTTATTTCATGCATCTTCATTGCTTTTTTAGATGAATACTTTTCTTTTTTCATTGACATAATTATCGCTTCTTTCTTGAATCGCCAGATAGTCCTAGGGAACCCCCACCAGCGCCAGTAAGACCAATTTTCTTCTTAGTTGACATTGATGATTTAACAGGAGCCTTTGCAGGTGCTTTAGCAGCAGTCTTAGCAGCGGCTGCAGCAGCAGCCTTCTTCTTAGCAGCAAGGGCCGTTAATTCTTTAGAAGCCTTATCTTGTGCTAACTTAGCAGCATATTCCATACGTGTGCCTGGAACCTTAGGTTGCTTTGCTCCTGCTTTAACTCCAGCAGTTGCTTTGTCAACAATAGGGTTCTTAAATACTGGAGCCTTGCCTGTACCGAATAGTGCTTTACCAACACTAGACTTAGCAAGTCCTGGAGCAAGTTTAGCAACTGCTCCTGTAGCCTTACCACGTGATGCGATTAGTAGACCCGCAGCAGCGGCTCCGCCTGCAATCTTAGCACCGAGGTTGCTGTTCTTCTTCTTAGGTGCTGGAGCAGATGGCTTTGCAGTAGAAGGCTTAAGGTATGTTCCTGATTGCACTGGGCTTTTGCCACCAGATACTTTTGGAGCATACTTTGCCTTAGCATCTGCGAGACGCTTGGCTCCGTACATACGACGTACACCTTCTTGGAATTCACGTGCAGCACCACCAGCAGTCTTGCCGTTCTTGCCAGCCAACTTGAGTGCTTCTGTCATTCCTAAACGCTTAATATCATCGATAGTCTTCTGACTAACCTTGCCAACAAGAGCGTCTCCAGATATACCTTTTCCGCCACCCTTTGGATACTTACCTTTAGCCATTTTTTGTACCATGATTACTTAACCTTCTTCTTAGGGGAGCGTCCTACGATTGCTCCGAGTGCTTCTTTAACTTGGTTTGGTCGGCCTTCTTGTTCTGCAAATTGACGTTTGATTTGAGCACGACGTGCGGGTCCTGCGCTTTTGTACTCAACTGTCAATCCTAAATCACGGCGATATTCCTTTGGAACGTCGCTTACTTCTTTAACTAAATTCTTTACATAACGGTCAACGGGGCGATACAGTTTCGTGATGAAAGAGTTATCGTGGTCCGCTGTGCGACTCTTTGAGTTATTTTGCATTTAGTACTCCTGTATTCACTACTTCGGCTACTCGTTTGTTTATCTTATGTGCTTTTGGCATAGTCTCAGCGTTGTAGGCTTTGCCTAGATTCTCTGATGCTTGATATGCCGCTTCAACATGTGCTTCCGAAGTCCCACCAGGTTGAATACCATTTTCTCTTGCTCGCTTATAGTTATCTAACTTATGTCGCCATTTCTTATCAGGGATGTCTCTAGTGGCATCTCCAGCGTTAAGTTGCAAACTCTTAGCCTTACAACCAAAGCAAGGGTCAATATTACACTTGCTATGGTCTATAAAAATATCTTCTGCTTCTTCATACAACGGTTTCTTCTTAGATGTGGCATCACACTTGGTACATCCGAAGACAGATACATATGATTGCATGTCCCCTTTTACCAAGCGGTAGCCCCACTCGACTACTTTGCTGATATGATTACAATCCATTTTGTCCCTACTCTGCTGTAAAGTTGCTTTCTGTCACACCAACGTTAGCGGCAATCAGTGCCGTTTTAGTCGCCTCGCTAACGCTGTGCTCATGACCACCATGATAGAATTCACTATAGGTGTCAATATCATCCTGTGCTGGGTATCTATTCTGGAAGTAGGAACCATCCTTCTTGCCAATTGAGATACCTTGTCGTAGTTTGAAAAACTGAAAGAGACGATGGTTAGTACTCGTTGGTCCTTCTTCGACCGTAGGTGGTCTAAAGATATATGTAGTCATTGGTCTCCTTAATGGACTTACTGCTAAGCAGGAGACACGTGCCCCCTGCTCAGCCGTCAATCAATTATGCGATTGATGAACCAGACTCGATGCGGTATAGAGCATCTTCACGATAACGTGCGAAGCCTAGTACGCCGTACCAACCGATTGGTTGGAAACGCTTCAAGCGGTCTGTTACGTTACCAAGAACTGTGTGTGGCTCTTCGCCTACAGCCTCAGCAAGTGCTTGCTTACCAGCGATGATTGTGCGGTACACCTTTGCAGATGAAGCACCATCAGTTGCCTTGTAAAGACGTGGTGATTCAACGAAGAATGCACCAGCGTATGAACCAATTTCAGAGGCCCAGATGCGGTCTTGTGAAGCACCGTACTGGTTTGGCAATAGCCATCCTGCTGAACCTGTTTCAGCCATTAGGTCGTGAGCAACTTCTGGGTGGATTCCAGCCCAGTACATAGCGCCCTTACGGCCCTTAGCCTTGTTAGCACGCAACTTCGCAACAGCCTTGCGGATGTTAGCAGAAGAAAGTGTTGCAGCAGCAGTAACTGTTGCTGTTGATGTTGCAGTTGAACCTGAGTAGATTACGTTGCTTCCACCGCGAAGTGTTGTCATTGCAATCTCGTCGATTGAATCTGCTTGGTTAACAGCCATCAAGTTAACGATATCATCGTCTACGCCGACGTAAGAGAAAATCTTAAGAGCGCGTGTGTTGGTTGTTGAGTTACCGAACTCTTGAAGAGTAATTGTAACTGTTGTTGGTGTTGCAAGTGTAACACCATCTGGGTCTACTGTCTCATCAAGAGCAGTAGTGACCTTTGTCATTTCTGGGTGTAGTTGCATTACTACAACTGAGCCAGGAATTGTTTGGTCTGTTGGACGCTTGTCTGCTACAGAACGAATTAGGGGTTCGTCACGCAACGCGAATTCAATCATTCGGTCGTATGCTTTCTGTACAAGACCAGCACTTCCAACTGTACCTCCGAGAGAGGAGGAACTTGTTGATGTGAAGTTCTGTGACATGTATTCACCTCCAAGGTGAGTTAGTTAAACTATGATTATTGTGAGTTCAAGATAGCGCGTAGTTCCTCTTCGGATTTCGCATTAGCGATACGCAACTCTAAATCTTGTTCTCTGTCGGGTGCACTAGCACTTTGGACAGATAGGTCCTGTCGGCGCAATGCCTGTCGTTCCTCACCGCCTGGTACTTCCCTTTCAGCAGTATAGCCAAAGAGGTCTCCGTTATCTTCAAGCCAGTTATTCACTGACTCTTCGGTAACTTCGTCTAGGTCTTTGAGTGCTAGTCGTGCTGCTTTAGGGTTTACACCCTGTTTTTCTAGGACGTCTTTCACGATACGCTCACGCTGCCCCTTGGATAATCCCTCAAGTTGCTCAGTAAGTTCTTTGATACGCTTTTCGTCTGCACGCTTGGCTTTACGTAACTTTTTAAGTAAGTCACTTCCGTCCATTGGTGCATCCATTTCGGTATCTAGGTCGTCTTCGTCTTCATCCCAGTAGTTGTTGCTCATAGCAACCACCCTTCTATTCGTTGTAGTTCGCAAGCCTCAAGGTTTATTCGGGGGAATAATTTGGCTCTTGCTACCAGTCTATTACTCTGAACGGGGCTGGTGGGTCCGTCAGGATTCTATTGCTAGATTTCGCCTCTAGCGGTTCTTCCTCTTAAAGCACTTGCTGCTAGACCAGAACTTCCAGCAAAGCGTGCTTCCTCAGTTGATGACAACCTACGAAGTCTTTCTTTTTCTGTTTGGTTCTGTTCAAAAACATACTTCTGTGC